TGAATCTGTGTAAAATCTGCACAAGCTGAAGCGTCTAATCCTGCTTGGTCAAATACTCCGTCATTAGATAAGAAACCTACACCAAATACTGCTCCTGCATCACCTACCCATACTAGATTCTCTAATTGAGCGGCCGCTTTCTCAGCTACTACTGTTAATAAGAAGTCACTAAAGTCTTGAGGTAAATTACCATTTCTGTTCATTCCTTGGCCTACCCAGGTAGGGAAGATAGTTTTTCTACAGATTTGACGATTTACTTTTAAATCTGATAGAGTTAATACTCTTTCTCCTAGAGTAGTAGTATTACCTGCATCTGCAAAATCACAGTCAGACGCTACTATAGGGTCAGTAGTAGTTAAACTACTAATAACCGCCTTAGCGTTTAATCCGTCTATTTGTCTTACATAGTTTATAGTGTCCATCGCTTTTACTGCGCCAGTTACATAAGGCAACGCCTGTATACCTGCATAAGTAGTAGCGGGGTTAACTTCAATATCAAATTGAAATTCTTTGCTCAAATGAGCTAATTTATTATTTTTTGCCATTTTATTTATTTTTATTTATTGTTAATGTAATAAGCTACCCTCTCTTTAGTGGACAGTTTGCTTAGATTAGTTATAGTAGTGTTTTTGTTACCTTCTGGATTGAATTCTATACTATCAGTACCAGGCTCATTAGATAACTTTACTACCTTACTATTTAAATCTTCTATTTGTGTCATTAATTCGCTAATAATATCTGCTGACATTTCTGTTTTTTCTTCACTAGCTTCTACCTTATCACCTTTTAAATCTGCTACAGCGTCCTCTAGATTCTGTATTCTTCTCTCCATTCCTTCCCAGTCTGCTACATCTGCAAGTGCTACATCTTTTTTTTCTTCGCTTACTTCTTCGCTCATTTCTTCTTCAGCTTCTTTATTACCTTCTTCTACTGATACAGCCGTTTCGCCTAAATCTAATATTTTAGAGTTTTCATCTAAAGTCATTTTATCACCTGTTTCCATAGTATAAGTACCACTAGATAAAGATTCAGCGCTACCGTCCTCACTAACGGCGAACACTTTTGACCCTATCATAAATTGGTCATCTTCAGTAGCAATTACTCTACCGTCATCTAGTTTCATTTCTGCATAAAATTTTACGCTATATGATTTTACTGATTTATTCATTTTTAATAATTTTAAAATTTTTTCTACTGTATCCATAACACTAATAAATATAATTAATTTGTTTTTGTTTATTTTCTTATCTCTTAATCGTCTTATTTTTAATAGCGGCGCATACCTTTGCGGCCGTTTCTTTATTGCCATATTCTTTCATCTGGTCGCGTATACATTGGTCCCAGGGATACTTTAGTAAAGCCTGTTTTTTAGCATAAGCTAGATTCTGTAATATCTTGTATTTTCGCTTTCTTTTTTTATTACCATTTTTGTCAAGGCTCTCACCTTCCTGGATTGCCGTTGAATGGTCCTCACAGGCCATATAATACGTTATTCCGTCCATTTTATGTATATGGTTACCTTTACAGCTTTTAAACATCTCAGCGTATATATTTGCCTCTTCTCTAGTTGCGAATAATGGCTCACCGTCTAGACTAGCTACAGGGTTTAATTCATTCTCTAGTATAATATCTTTTATTTTACCTAGTGTATACTCGTCTGGGCAATCTTCACATACCTCGTCTAGTATATCCTTTTGTCTAGAGGCCTCTATTAGCTTATCTGTAAACCACCCTTCTATACTAAACCCTCTTACTTCTTTATTTTTAATCTTATTCCATATATCGTCATTACCTTCTGCACTAACCTGTACAAACCAGGTCCCTACTGGCATATTTTCAAAACCCCACATATTGGATTTATCATATTTCTCATCTTCTTTTATCCACGATTCTACTACTGTCAACCCTTCTACAGTTTCTTTATGCTCTAGAGTGTGACTATTGTTACGTAGACTAGACATAAATAGCTTCTGAGCCTGTCTAATAGTTTCTTTAGTAAAGAATACATCATACTCCTCATTAGTATCCTTATCTAGTCTATTGATTTTCTTATCTGGTATAAGTACGGCGCCTACTAGTTGCCTCTGTTCTTCATCTAATTTAGCTAGGCTCATAAAATCCTGGTTAAAAAAAACGAAATTCTCCTCTATAGCGGGAAATTTTACTACTGATATTGCCTCTACTCCGAACATTTCTGCCGTTTCGTCTATGATTAATTCTATTAATTTCTTACTCATACTAATAAATATAAAAAGTTGTTTTTTGTTTATAGTGTTGCTTGTATTTCTAGTTCTTCCTGTAATGCTTGTGCATTACTAATATCATTTTCTACTACATACGCTTGTACTGGTGCTGTAGATACGGGACCTATTGTATCCATATTAGGTATAGCCCCACTAATTCCACCACTAGTATTAAGTTGTGGTGTAGTAGGTACATCTGGTGATGACATATCTGGTGCTGAATCTGTTACTCCTGGTAATTTAGTAGATACTATTTTCTTTACATTAGCTAAACCAGATAAAATTGCTGTACCTGCGGCTATAGGACCGAATATAGGACCTGCACCTACAGGCGGTGGCGCTAAGGCCGCTGTAGCCGCGCTATAGGTATTAATAAGGGCTTGACCTACTGCTAGTGCTTTAGCCGCTTTGCTTTCTTCACCTAGGGCGCCTATTACTGCGGTTACTCCTGCATTTACTATACTACGCTTATTTTCTTCACTAAGTTCTACTATTTCTTCCTCTTTCTCTGCGTATTTACTATTAATATCTAATACCTCTGCATTGTATTTATCTGTTAATTGAGTAGTATCTTGTCCGTATTTATTCGCTAAATCTAATAGCTTAGTATATTTAGCTTCAGCCGCCTCTAGTTCAATTTCTTGTTTAGTGAGGTTAGATGTTCTTAGTAGTTCTAATTCTTTGTCTGTAGTTTCTTGTAATTTTGCCGCTTCTTTTTCGTCCGCTTTTAGTTTGTCGTCTGCATCTTTTTTCTTTTTCTTTACTGCGTTTGTACGTGCTGTTTCTATTTGCTTTTCAAATGTTACTATTTCAGTTACTACTCTCTTTTGTTTTAGTATAGACGCTGTTTCTAGTTCAGTTAATCTAGCCCTTTCTGCGGCAAGATTTTGCATATCCTCCTCACTTGATTTACCTAGGTCAATTATCTCCTGTAACGCGTTTACTTTGTCCTCTTGTATAGACATTTCTATTGAAGCTACTCTCTGTTCTTCAGCTACAGCGGCTTTTAGGGCTACTAGTCTTTCTTCCATTGACTTAGATTCATCTTCTGCTAGTAATCTACTTTCAGCTATCAATTTATTTGCGTCTGCTCTTACAGTCAGCATATCTCTTTCTCTATCTCTTACATTTTGCAATGCTACTGTTAATTCACCCATAGCTTTTGCCTCATCTCTAATTTCTGCTGTAGTTCCAGTAAACGCGTCTTTAAATGCTTTGAACGGATTTTTTAATTGTATTAGCGCTTTAATAAAACTTTCTGTCCTATCCCTAATTACATCAAATGCCGCAGAAGCCTGTGACATAACTTTCTCAAACATTCTAGCTGTTTCAATATTACCACTAAAAATATCTTTTAGCTTCATAAATGCAGTAATAATTAACCCTATGCCTAATGCTTTAAATGCTGTACCTAGCATTTTAGTAGCCCCCGACATTTTACCTAAACCAGTTTTAGCGGCCTTAGAGGACTTATCTACACCCTTTACACCATCATCTAATTTTTTAATACCACTTGTAGCTTCTTTAGTGTCAGCTTTTAGTATTATTGTTTTTTCTATCGCCATATTATACGTATTATCTGTTTAAACATTCGTCTTATACTAGTATGATATTCCTGCATTCCATAGACGTAATCTAGTTCCTCATCTCTATACTCTACTAGTTGCAAATGGTCTATACTACTAGTTATTAGTGCTGAAGTTGATTCTATATATTTTTTCATTTTCTATATTTTAAAGTGCATTTATATACATTTTAAGTTATCATACCACACACACCCCGAAATGCGCTTAAAACGGCTAAAATGTGCCTTAAATTGTATATTTGCTTCCTGGGTTTGTGTTAGTTCCATATTAAATAATCTCCGTTCTGTAGTTGTATCTGTTGTCCATTTTGATATAATGCCCATTCAGCGCCATATTCAGAATCTATATTTTTTATACTGTTAATATCTATATGGGCTGTTAGTGTCCATATTCTTTTAGTGTCTGCTTGTGTATCATCTAATCCAAATGCTAAAATACCATTTACTAGAGTTATATGTAATGTACAGCTACTAGGTATACCTACTTCTGTTATACTATATTCCTCTACACCACCTGCTGTACCTAATTCTTTAGTAGAGCCTGTAGCGACCCTGTATCCAGTATAGTAGGCAAATGAT